TTAAATTAATTTACGGCGCTCTTCTGCCGGAATGTATTTGTAGATAGTTTTAGGTGATACATCGATGACTAGAGCCACTTGATGTAAAGTGGCACCGTTTACAAACATACGTCTAGCCCGGTCAACAACTTCAGGGGTCATTATTCGGCGACGGCCCCCAATTCGCCCTTCTGCCCTTGCAGCTGCTAACCCAGCAAGAGTCCGCTCCACTATCAATTCACGTTCCATTTCAGCCAGTGCCGACATCACATGAAAGAAAAATCGGCCCATAGCAGTGCCAGTGTCAATGCTATCAGTAAGACTACGAAAGTGTACTCCGCGTTTTTTTAGTTCTTCAATCAAAGCAATCAGGTGGCGAACACTGCGACCTAACCGATCTAGTTTCCACACAACTAACGTATCTCCTTCAGACATTGTACGCATGGCTCGTTTTAAACCCGGTCGGTCTGCGGATTTTCCGCTTATTTTATCTTCAAATATCTGCTCACAATTTGCACTAACTAGCGCATTGCGTTGCAACTCTGTGTTTTGGTCATTTGTTGACACCCTAATATAGCCAATAAGCACGTTATTCACCCTTGCGAAATAGCCGAAATTTGTCACAAGGAATCTATAGGAAAAATGGCTTAGAAAGAATGTGGGCTAACAAACCTTGGTTTAGGCGACGTAGCCCATTTGCCGCAATTGACCGGAGTGGTGGGTACCTCGCGTAATGCGAAAATGAGTATTCCGGCCGCGTCAGTGGCTGCAACATTCAATGCTGATGAATTGATTGTTCAAACTGGATGGGGTGGGCGGCAATACAAGCTCTCTGGTTTCAGTAAGGCAATTAATCTATTAGCTGTTGGCGCGGGCGGGATGGATACCGGTACCGCGCCTGCAATAGGTTATGTCGCTTTGTATGCAATCTACAATCCAACATCGGGCGCAACTGCGATACTAGCGGTGAATGCAACGTCAGCACCCGCACCAGAGGTTTACGGCGGTGCGAACATGCCAGCGGGCTATACAGCATCCGCGCTCGTTTCTGTTTGGGGGACTTCGTCCGGTCAGTTTGTCGTCGGGCATCAAATCGGTCGGCATGTTGGCATCATCAGCAATCAACTTTATAGCACGGCGGGATCGGTGCTGGGGTACTCTGGTATTTCTTTAGCTGCCGCTGTTCCCCCCAACGGCAAAAAAGCCAACATGCAAATCGTTGCTTCACAAACAACTCCAAATTCCGTCATTCAACTTTATCTAGCGTCAACAGCTGAAGGGGTTGGTGCTATCTACGTGAATACATCAGCCAATTCGAGTAGTGCAACCACAACATCAACTAATAGCGGTTATGCGGAGATGAATATCATCGGCGTGCAAACGCTCTATTTCAAGATGGCAAATGCAGTCGCAGCCACGTATACATTTATTTGCGGGGGGTACGAGATATGACAGTCATTGTGCAATTCTCTGACAAAAAAGAGACAGTAATAGTTAGCTGGTTTAGTGCAATACCACCATCCCCGGTGCAGTTTCCAAACCTCAGAGAGGTAGAGGTCAGTGACCCAAGATGGAAAGTTTTTTATGACATGATGAAGCCATCCGTTCTGGGGATGCCAGCGCCAACAGTTTAACGAGATAAGCCGGGAAATTAAGCCCGGCTTTGTATTTTAGGATTCAGCCAAAGCAGTTTCTGGCGATACTGGCCACTCGATATCTGTTGCCTTTGATGTGTCAATTCTGTTCAATAATATGCGGTACCTTTTCCAAGCATCCAGCAGATTAACTTCTTGTTCCGTTGCTAGTTTGTATTCAACAGCATCTTCAAGTGGCGCAATTTTGACTGTGGACTCCGCCATTAATCTGGTTTTTTTAGCCTCAGCCTGAACAATGAGTTGCTCTTGAGTTTGTGCTGGTTGCTCCACAAGAATAGGCATCCCATCCGCATTCGCTGAAATTAATTTTCCTGCCGATTGTCCTGTAAATAAATCGTGGTAATACTCATCACTTAATTCAATCGCATCATCAGGAATTACGCTTGATACACCACTTAAATAAAAGCCATTTATTGATGGAGAATAGTAGTATTGCGCTGTCATATCGGACATTCCTTATATTTTCCCAATAGCCAGCCACATAACACCAGTAACGCTGGCCGTATTGGTTGACGCTAAAGTGATTGAGCTTACTGTTGATGTTGCGACACCTACACGATAGTTATTTATTGAGCTGTTATCGACAGGAGTAGCGAGCTGTATGGAACCTACCGTAAATGCCAGCGGGTAGTTAACAGTAATAGCCCCAGCAATTGGGACAGCAGAGAAACCAAATTGCATTACAAAACCACCAGGCAGGCGCTGATAGCCCGGCGATAAAAATGATGATGAAAAATAGCTCATATCAGGTATCTGATTAGTCCCTGTTCCCACCGCCCGTAAAGCCGCTTCTTTTAAACCAAGGTTTACAAGAGCCGCTGCAACGGCGGTTGGGCCGGCGGCTTTTATTTCGGATAGATTATTACCCGACTGTAAAAACAGTTTCTTCAGGGCGGCTAATACCTGGGTATCGTCATTGGGATCTAATGCTAATCCTCCGTCTTGCACGACTTTAATTAATTCGCGTTGCAAGGTATTAAACCATTCAGCCGGTAATGTGGTTGGTGGCACACCGGCGGCAACATTGCCATCGGTGAACTCGCCATTACTGTCGGCGCGTGTATTAGGAATATCGCCAATTTTTTGCATAGAAAATCCTCGCCAGTTAAGGCACTTAAAAATAAATGAAAGGGATTAGTTAACTAACGTAGCCGAATTTCAAAATCGTATGAGACGGATTTAATACTGCTAATCTGCACTCAAGCTGTTTATTACCCCATGAACGTAATGGGTCACTGCAATAGGTTAGGCCACTTTGGGCATCATTAATGGTGGTTTTAGGGGCGGTAATTAACCAGGTGAATGGCCACTCTTCGCCATTCAAAGCATCTCGACAAACCGCCATTCCTGCACAAGCTTGTCGGTATTGGGTCACCATAATGGAGTAGCCCAGCGCCTTTGCTACCCGGATAAAATAAGCGGCGGACTGCCCACCGATACCAAATAACTTCGACACCACAGCGCGCTGACGCTGGATCATGCTGTCGACTTCACCAATAGCACACAAATCCGGCAAGCCAAGTGTTGCTTCCCACTCCGGTAGCATTGACGTGGCTGTGGCCGGAAAAGCACCAGACAGCAAGTCTTGTGCCTCTTCATCACTGCGCCGATAAGCCTGAGCCAACGCCCGTAGGACTTCGGTTTGTACTCCATCGGGCCGTCGCGGCCAGACCAAACCCATTGGCATTAACGCCTGCAAAGCTTCGGTATATTCACTGACAGAATAGCGGCTCATAAGTAGCTCACTGTACCCCTAATGGGGAGTTTGCCGGTTTGCAGCTCAATATTTGCTGCTGGAGATTGCATGATAAAGCCCCCGGTACCGGCGATCTCACCGATAGCTAGCAGCAGCGATGACCACAGAATTTTGCCACCGGGCTCTCCTTCGGTGAAAAATACCTCGTCGATGGCTGCATTAATGGCCGCGGTAGTTGCACTATCAGCATGGGAAATACCACTAATAACAAAATCAATGGGTTGCGCGACAGGCGCACAGACATAAACCAGTGCGATAATCGGTTGCTGCGGATAAATCGCATCCGCGACTCGCCGCTGATCACCGCTGGCTTTTATCGCCCCCCACTCCTCAAGAGATGAAATCCCGTCGCTGCCCTGTGGGAAGCCAGCATAATCATTATCATCACACATAATATAGATGCCAACGGTACCGGCCCCCATCAAGCGCCGTTTAACCCAACATCGGGTCACTCCCGGCACCGACAATGCCCAAGATTGATAGTCAGTATCATTACCGCCTTGTGGGATATTTTGGTAAGCCAATAACATACGGGAGCGAAATGCATCTTCAGATTCAATATCAGCTCCGCCGCTAATTTTACTCAGCGCCGTGGCCGTGGCCTGCACCCCATCAATGGCAATATCCAGCGTCAGTACAGTTCCGAGTGCACTGTTCCCCCGATTTCCTCCGCCAGTCGCATCGTCCAATGGGCTAGGTAAAATGGCGGTAATTTCTCCGATTACGCTGCCATTGGTAGCGATTGTGACTGCATTATCCAGCCGATATTGATAGCCATCGGCTCGATTTAGCCGCCGACCGGCCGGAATAACTCGCCCAGCAATACCACTGAAGCGCACATCGGCACAGCGGGCCGGATTAGCGGCTTTGCGAAAGACATCTTTCAGCGCCGCCCAAGCCGCAAGGTATTCATCGCTAGCATTATAAGGTGTCGCTTGCCGGGCAATATAATCAAGATAGCCGTAATGCAGGTGAGCCATCCCAGCATCCGCGTCACTGATCACGCCAATGTTAGAAAAACGCAATAAATTGCCGCCAGTTTTCAGTTCCGATTGGATATATGACTGATTTCGCTGTCGCAATTCGCTTAATGTGGGTCGATTAAATGGCATGAATTACTCCTCCCATACCCATGAAAATTTAACTGATGATTGAGTTTTACCCGGTTGTTGATAATCAATTACCAGCAATAATGTATTGGGGAAGATTATTTGTGCCCGAGGACTAATAGCGCTGACAACGGCATCTTCCATCAGCCAGGTCAATGCTTCACGAGCATAATCTTCAGCTTTGATAGCAACTTGAGTGGTCAGTTTTTGCCGCCGTAATAGCCAAAGCCGTGAACCAATGGCCGATGTTACGCCACTGTCCCCCCACCAGCCGCGACGATCATCACCATCGATATCGTCATCAGCGCGGGCCAGACGATCAGTGAACAAACTCAGTAAAATGGCAGTATGCAGATCATCACCATCTAGCAACCCACCATGGCCGGTCCGCCAATCCCCCAGTGAGGCATCGACATCCCAAACTGTTTTAATATCCGTTGTCATCGCACCACCTTAGCGGGTGTTTCACTGGTGAGTGTTGCACTACCCGACTGTACATTTTTGAGTTGATGATTATGACTGTTGTAGGTGTCACGTAAGGTTTTCAGCGTCGTCGCATTACTGTCGGCGTTATCCACAATATCGCCGCTAACCTCCAGTAGCGGGGTGTTTAACCGTACTTTTACCGATGCATTGACGGTCACCTCGGTGGCATCATTTACCGTCACTGGCTGGTTATTGGCCTCAATGATCACTCCACTTTCGGTCAATTTAATAAATTGCCCCCATTGGGAATAAATCACTGTTTCTCCTGGATTTAATTCTTTATGGCGGTAAGACGGATGGTTAGACGCAATGATCATGCCGCTGGAGCGATCCCCACCCAGAAACCCCATCACCACATCACTGCCCGCCGGTAATCCGGATGAAAAACCAAACTCGGCTAACCGTGGCGTATCGCTGTGAACTTCCAGCGAGGTCTGATATTGCACGGTTTGTACCCCATCACTGTCATCGAAAGCCGTTGCTCGCCCGATCCCCAACAGCATTTTTATCTGCCGGTACAGGGTCGAGATTTGTCCACTGACGTCATGCATATAACCCCCTGTTTCATTTGATTTTATAGAGCTGAACTGCAAAGGCCTCAGGAGGCATCAGCGTCATGGTCGCCACGGTTCCGCTGGTATCTTTCTGATAAACTACCTCTGATAGCAGCCACAGTTCATCTTGCAGCCCCAAGGACGGGATAGTGATAGGAATCAGTGAGTTGGTTTGCCAGAGTTGCTGCTCCCGGTCACGCCAGTTATCAACTTGCACCTTAAGGGCTTTGGAACGACCATTATTACGATTTATGCTCCAATCAAGGCTGCTCCTCACCAAGTTTGGTGAATTCATTGTGCTTTCGACGATAACTATCTTGTTGCGGTGGCGAGCCGGAAACTGTTCAGCCAGTTGAGTATCCTGAGTTCTCACCAGAGCCGAGGTATTATTGCCGCCGGAAGCAGAACGGCGGGCGACCGCATTGCTGGAAAGGGCGACACCGGTGTAGTCAATAAAACGCTGATTGATATCCGTATGCAGGTTGGCACTCAAGATATTAACCCCCTGCTCCACGCCGCTGGCAGCTTGACGCGTACCAACCCGTGTCAGGTATAAATTGCCATCGGGTTGATCGTAATAGAGCAATGCTGCCCAGCGGGTTACGTGCTCAATGACCGCCTGTGCGGTTTCCCCCCAGTTAAGGGTGAATTTCGGCACCACCACCATGTCGTTAATGTCTGATGTCACCTTAATGCCGTAAGGTTCAGCCAGTTTTTGTGCAATTTGTAATACCGTAGACTGGCTGATCACGCTGTTGGGCCATTCAGCGGAGCAATCCACTAAATCCTGGCATTTGCTGCGCCCTTTGGCTGTCACCTCACGGCTGGTAGCCGTAATGGTGCTATCCCAACTGTCGATATAGCCGGTCAGAACGGCATCGTTGCCCAGTTTAACTACGCAAGGATCGCCAGGATTTATCCATTGCTGCCCTTCGCTACCGGGGTAGCGGTCCATTAATGACAGCTCAAAGCTGCTGGGTAATTTTTCAATGCCTCTGGTAACCTGAATTTTGCTCCAGCCGGTGATTGCCCGGCCGCCAACTTCGAGTGTTAAATCATCGTTTATCCGTTCATCATTCATAAGTTCAATGCCTTAAAACGGATAGGCATAAATGCCGGATGAATCGGGTCGGCCATTTTCACTAATGCATCAGTGCGAGAAGCATCCTGATACAGACGATTTGCCAACATCAAGGCGGGCTGTGAGCGGCTAAAATTCACCTCAGCGACTCGCGATAAATTAGCGCCAGCTTGCTGTAATTTCAGGACGATAGACTCTCGCATCAGCATTAATGCGCCATAGGTTTCATCATTTCCATTGTCAGCGGAAGCCAGCGCTTTACTGTCGATGACCTCACACACTCGCGCCAAAATATCGACAGCATCGTCATAACTTTCCGGCTGATATTGCGACGCGGCATAGACCATCGCGCCCGCGCACAATGTCGTCATTAAGTGCTGGCTGGCGTCAGCAACCGCGACATCGCTATTATTGGCACGAAACATATCGTCTTGAGATATCGCCAGATTTTCCATCATGCGCATGACATCTGCGATACTGACGCCGCTGCTTTGCAGTGTATTGACCAGCGCCAACATCTTGTCGGCATGAGCATCAATGCTGTTTGCATCAAGCAGTTCATTTACCGCCGTATCGACAGCCGCCCGCCCCTCAACCGTTAATGCCAGCCGCTGCGACACCAAAAGTGCCAGATCCGTAGTATCACTTTCTAGCACGATGGCTGCCGTGGCCCCCGAACTGCTGCCGCCTACTGTGCCGTGGTTGTAGCGGCCATAGCGCTTACGACCAAAAGTTGAGCGCAGTGCATTCCCCAAATTACTGGCTTCATTGGCGGTATTGGTGACCATTCGCCCCCAAAACGCCGCCGTACTTTTCAGTGTTTTTATCGCCTGAGTTGCAGAGCGCATTTCTCCTTTCACAGTAGCGATAAAACCCGCGACGGCTTTAGCACTCAACCCCAGCCAGGAAGATTGGATTGATGCGCCCATTTCTGTCGCGCCGGTGATGGCAAAGGCGCGTAAACCGGATTCATGCGCCGTTAAGCTGAATGAAAATATCCGCCCGCCCGCGGTATTTTCATCAATCTTCAACTCACTCACACTGACGGTCATTTCGCCAAGCGTCGGGTGCACTAATGTCCCCGGCCCCGGCATTTCACAGGCAGCAATCAATGAGTCACGCTGGGTCATCACATCTGGTGCGGTATAAATCTGACTGTTCTGCACCAGAAAACCGCCCAAAGTCATGCTTCTGGCACTGCGCCCCAGATCCTCGATATAGCTGCTATCACGATAAGGATAACTGTGTACTGCCTGACGGCGGCCAAAGGTGCCGGTGCTTTTTTCAATGACAAAAGGAACACCGCGAAATGAAGCTTGATGTAAATGTTCCGACCATTGCCAACGGGTGTCACCGCCGCCTAATAGCGCTGATAAGGTATTGCCGATGAGTGACATGGCGTTCTCCTGTTGAGGATCCTTACGATAGAAAGTTAAAAAACCCGCCGCAGCGGGTTATTGCAAAAACGAAGTAATATGACTCACGCCATTACATTGGCATGGCCATCGCGTAGCTAATCCGCCCGCCCCCCTGCGCCAATAGCATTGAAGTTTCCCCGCTCCGGCTGTCGATTAATGTCAGTTCGATCTGCACTCGGTTATTCTGCATTGCAGTCGCAATAACATCGGCAATATCACCGGAATTAAAGCCCCCCGCCGACTCTGGATAAATAGGCGATATATTGGTGGCGTCACTGACAATATTGTCGTTGGGTGATATACTTTCAGAACTAGTCACTAAATTACTATCGGGTGAAATAGACGTTGATGATTCAAGAGAGTCAGAATCTGGCACAACAAGATCTCTGGATCGGTTATTACTCCAAGTATTATCAACATCTGGATTCCAAATATCTTTTAAGTCGGAACTAACTGGCTTTGAAATTTTATTCTTTGGGGCATAATACGCATCATACTTTCGTTCATACCCATCAGTTATTAGACCAAAGTCGAGAACTATCCTTTCATAAAGAGTCAGTTGCTGGTAGAAATCATTACTGTCTGTTGCATGCCTTAACTTCTCTGATTCATAAGCACTGGTAAGTCCTAAAGTATGCATGATTGATACATTATCAGGACCGTAAGTCATTAGGTCTGTCAGTCCACCAATAGTATTTGCCAAAGCATTCTTGAAAGTAAAAGTATCACTAACGGTATCAGCTATTTTTTGTTGTATACCATCAACGGCTGCACCAAACTCAGTCGTTCTCAACCTAAGCTCTTCAAGCTTAGCGATCAGTTCCGGATCGACAGTTAAACCAAAACGGCTTGAAGCACTTAATAAATTTTTAAGTTCAAGCCCTTCGCGTAACAGCTCTAGCCCCTCATTATTTCCCGCTAGTGTATTAATTAGCGTATTTTGCTCCTGCGGCTCCATTTTATTCTTAAAAATTGGTGCTAGTTTCTCCATGGTTTTTGGAACATTGGCCGTGTTATTCTCATTTTTAACAATGTCAATATTATATCTTTGAAGCAGTTCTGCGGCTTCTATATCTTTACCCCACAATATATTATTAAAGGTATTATAAAGTTGCTCTGTCGATTTGATCGCAGTACTTCTATCTGCTCCGCGAATTTGCATAGCACCACTTATATGGCTGAACTGCTTCACAGGAGCACCTACATTTTGTGCTGATGTATTTATTTCATGAGCCTCCTCTGCTTCTCCATTGAGCCATTTCATTCCCATAGTGCCAGCCGCTATAGCAATATTCCCTTTGCTAAATAATTTATATCCTTTAAAAATTTGAGGAGGGGCTTTACGTAATATAGGTTTTATTTTTGAAGATAATTTCTTATACGCCGGTATTTCCCCCCCTGCGACATCATTCAAAGGAGGAACTCCATCAATATTGTTTTTATTAGCCATTTTTGCCAGCCTTAATTTTATTAATCCGCTCGGCCTGCTGGCACCACCACATTAATTTACTGTAGGTCAGGGACCAGGCATCGCCCGGCCCCCAGCTATAGTAGTAAGTGACGTCAGCGATTATTTCGCGCCATCGTCCCCCATTGGGGAGTAGGCTAAAAAACCCATCATGTAGACCTCGCAAGCTTTGTAGTCGGTGAAAGCCATCTTTTTGATGGCCTCACGCGGTACCCCAGACACTAATGCAATCAGCAATCCCATGCCGCTAAGGGAACCCGTTTTGGTTTGCTCATCGTAAAATTGCTGCACTTGCAATAGAGTGGGCTCGCAGAGTTCGACCACCTCATAAGTGGTCTTGGTAGCCTCGTGCGAAATGGGTTTAACCAGCGAAATGGTTTTACTGCGCTCCAATTCAGCCATATCAGTTCTCCGTCACCGAACCGCCTTCCCAGCTGACATCAACCGTACCTTCGGTGCTGTCCACCACCAAAGTACTCACTGACCACATGCCGCTACCGATAATGGTTTTGCCATTAGCCAATTCACACACGATATTGACATTGGTTTGGTCATTGAAGTCACTGATAGAAACACCGCCACTATCGCGGATGGTGCAAGAAATTGACGGTGCAACCACGGTTTCTTTATAGCCGTGAATGCCGTCCATCCCCATCACGGTTTCACGTTTAACTTTTGACGGGCTGTATTTGAACTGACCGGCGACCATGATAGTAATGCCATCAACAGTGACATAAGCGGTACCCGCCAGGCGGTTTGAAGAATCGCTCATAATTTATTTCCTTTTATTTTTAACGCGTTGAGAATTGGCAGATGGCAGTTAAACCGCCGCTTGCAGACGGAATTGATTGAGTACCGCGAAGATACGCAGCTGATTAATCAGCACACCGGTCCACAACACATCGACGCGATTTGGGTTACTGGTGTTTTTCTCAACAATCAGCCCACGGGCGAAACCTTTGGCGTCCTGCACATAGCCGTTAAATTCCAATGTCTGATACTGGGCAATAAGCTCAGCACGAATAACATTGGGGGTGATAATCGCCGAACCGGCGGCAAAACGGGTGCCATCTGCGGCTAACTTCATACGAGCAAATTTAGAGGTCACTTGCGTACGCAGGTAGCGGGTGACAAACATCAGCAAGAACAAGGTTTCGATTTGCAGGTAACTGTCATCTTCAGCACCGTATTTATTGGTCTGATAGGTAGTGATGATATTCTCCACTTGAACCCTACCGTCATCCGCCACTGTCACGGTGGAAATACCACTGTGCAGCAGGTTATTGCGCTCCGTTAGAGTGAAACGGCTAGATAATGGCGGTGCCAGCACCCCACTGACCGCCAGTGTTTGCAATGGGCGACCGGGATCATTGCGCAGGCTCTGAGCAATTGCCCCCACATAAGCTGCTGACCAGATGTAGGCCGGAGTCGGTGAGTTATGAATGCCCAGCAATGAAGCATGTTGATCATTACGTAGCTCTCCGGCAGCGGTCAGTTGGCCATAAGTGCCCGATTGCGCGGCGAAACTGTGCCCATACAACTGCTGGCTGTAGCTCCAACGCCCGGTACTATCGGAGAGGAAAGATTTGATAGCATCCAATGACGCCGTATCGGTATAAGGGTTAATGATGAAATCGAAGGTGCGATCCTGCAAATTCGCCAGGCCATCAGCCAGTTCAGGCACACCGGCGCCACCAGCCATCGGGGTCATCGTCAGGACCAGACTATCTGGGGTCACTTCCCCACCCGCACTGCCTAAGTAGTTAAAACGCAAGTCAATATTATTACCGTGCGCGCCTTTATTTTTCGCTGTCAAGACGATGACGCCATCTTCCGCCGCCACACCTTCGGCATGAACAACCGTCACGGGCAATTCGGGTTTGCTCTCAATGGCCGCAACCAGTGCGGTGGCAACAGCATTGGCATCATCAGTCGCAACCACGGTGGTTTGTACCCGAATACCGCCGATATACAGTGAAATGACCCCAGTAGCCGAGGCTGGCGTGGTGACAGTGATTTTGCCCGTAGCAGCCACCATGGCATCAGTGTCACTCAGCGGAAGAAGATAAATTTCACCGGCAGTGTCGTTCGCCAAATAAGCCGCCATTTGCCCATGTAGCATCGAACCGGCCCCGGCTAAACCGGCCACTGTCGCCGTTGATGAAACCAGTAATGGCACATTGGCTGGCAAACTACTTTCTGGCAAAGTTTGTCCGATAATCAAAGTCCGCTGAGTAGTACTCGCCGTATTAGCCTGGGAATTATCAAATTCCGCAAAGAACAGCGGCGTGCGCAAATTGCTTGGGATATTAGTGAAAGGAATGGTCATAGTTTTGTACTCTCCGTTGTTGATACTTCAAATGCAGATATCACTGATTTAGCGGCTATCTGCATCACATCGCCGTCTTGAATTCGACGGCGCCAAAATGTGTTATCAGGAACCTCAGTACCCGATTCAGGCAAAAAGGTGCCCTTGACCGGGTCACGTACCGCGCGACCAGTCATAGGTTTGACGAACATAGGGTTACTCCGGGAAGGTGATGGCGATCAGCGGGTCGGTGGTGCCATCGGGCATAGCAATAGTGACGTCGATGCCCGCCAATGGCGTGGTTTCCAGCGGGAAGAAATCTTCCGGCCCTTGGTAATACTCCAGATCCAACTCTACTTTGACTTCAGCAAAGTGCTGCTCACTGCTGGTGTCGATACCCATGGTGGTGCGCACTTTGGCAAATTGCTGAATCTGCCGGGTCAACTCATAGCTGTTAATCACCGCGCGTTGAATTTGCTCACACAAACGCTCAAGTGCAGCAGCTGCTGCAGTGACCCGATTTTCCGTCTCACTCAGTTGGATATGCCCACTGATTCGCAAAGTGGTCATGGTCTTAAACTGCGGCGCATTACGGCCAATGGACTCTTTAACTTCCAGCGGTGTTTGCAACAAAATGGCCGGATAAGTCGTTAGCGGCCAGGCGTCTGTTGAATAGATCCGATCTTCAGCATCGGTTTTTCCTACTAGCGCTGCGGCTGCCAGTTGCCTGATTTGAGCTGCATTCATGATTTCACCCGATAGAAAATGCGAATTCCGATATCAATACATGCCATGATTATTCTCCTGATAGATAGTTGCCCCATTAGGGGATAAAGCTCGAGCGGCCACTAAGGGCGAGTCACCGAACAGCGGGAATTTCTCAGGGGCGCAGGGAGTTACGCCAATGGATAACCTCATCTAACCGCCCTTTGCAGATGAGCAACTCCCGCTTGAGGGTCAGGGCATATAAGGCGCTATCACCCCATGTTGATCCGGTAAACTCGGGGATTTCACATGCCGCAATCGCCGACTCTGGCGGCAATAACAGCGGGGGATTGACTAAAAGAGTGCGCGGTTTATTCGCGCAGGATGCTAATACCAGACTCAGGCATGCGGCTAACAGCACAGTTGTCAGTTGCCGCCGCAGCCGCAAAACGCTTGAGACGATCCTCGGTTTCATGTCGTAACGCCCTTTCGTTTTCTAACTGTCGGGCGGCGGCCGCTCGATTGGCGGCGTCGTTTAACTGATAGGCATCAATGATGCTACCCAACGTCTGATTCACCAGTTGTTCCGCCTGTAACTGTGTATGTTCTTGCTTTTGTTTAGCGCTAAGCCTGTAAGTATTTGCTGTAAGGCCAAGGAGCAAGAACAACAGCACAATGCTGATAATCCGTCGCTTCATTTATCCTCCGCGGCTTTTTTCGCCACCGATAGGGGCATCAAGCACAGCTCGCGTTCTATCTCGCGCCGATTAATCAAACCTTGCCACCGTTTACCGCCCGCCATAATCCAGCGCCGTAACTCGTCGCACGCAGTAGCCATATCGCCACTATTCAATTTCTTTAATAAAGTTGAGTTGAGGAATGCGGTTTGACCGACGTTGTAGGTAAAAGAGTAGAGTGCTGCCCGGGTGTATTCCCCGATGGGAACCTGTACGGCGCTATCAACCCGCGCCTTTACTGGCAGTAAATCCCGCTGTAGCAGGGCATCACACTCCTGATCGCTGTACTGCTTATGGCGAATAATATCGCTGCCAGTGTGGCCATCGCATACCGTCAGAACCCCCGCGACATCATAATAAGCACGATATTCGCGGCCCTCGATGCCGCCATGCCCGCCAAGTAATACTCCGGCAATCGCAATAGCACCTCCGGCGGCAGCGCCCAACACTTTGTTGCGTAATGCTGGTGTCATATCAGCTCTCCATCTTGTGCAATGCGTCATTGCATACCGCAATGGCGGCTGGAATATTCTCTATTGTTTTATTCCGTAAAAAATCTCGTAATATTTCGGTTCGACGTTGCTCCTCTTTAATTATTGCGGCCTTCTCATGTAAATTGACGTAATAAGTTTTAATCGTGAATATCACGCTAATCACTGTACCGAGAATAAAGATGTAATCCTGTAAGCTCAGAGCCGAAAATAGTGCCAGCGATCCTGTCCACCAATATGGCAGTTGACTTTGTTCATTCATTTATTACCTCCCATTCTGATACACTGGCGCGTATTACCAACAGAAACAGGAAAGCCCCGACATTGCGAGGCTTTCCTGTTTTTAATCAGTATGTAACTAACCAGTGATATCAGACTAATATACTTTTTGCGGACCGCGTTAATGTTTTTTAATGAATATTTAAAAAATTATTTATTTACACTAACAGTCAGAATTATAAAAAGAAAAACCCCGCATTAGCGAGGTCTTAAAATATTATTCTTGCGTAACACACCAACCAGTAATATCAGACTAATACACTTTTTGCGGACCGCGTTAATGTTTTTTCATAAATATGTAAGTTTTCAATTAATGGGTCCATTTCTAATTTTACATTCAACATAGCCAGACAACCATCAATAAAGCCTTCAGCCATTTGCATATTAATCCTTACCAGCTTTTCATCTCTTTTTTGCTGGCGTGCAATAGCTCGCTTTGATTGATTAAGAACATAATGACGAATAATCAATTCATATTCATCTGGTCGGTATTGTTTTAATCGCGCCACACAACCATCTACGACTAAGCCATCATCATCACAGCAGGAGGCTTTACTTTTAGAGGTATCGGGCAAAAGCCCTTTGAAGCCAGCGGCAATAGATGAATAATCCAGCCCCGAGCTATATCTCGCCCAAACACCCCAGCGCGCTAATACTAATTGAATATCTCTCGTGCCCGGCATCTTCTGACTATGGTTTCCGGCTTTCGGGCCGTTAATTGAACTCATATATAGCTACTCCACAAAAGGCGGGGTCACAGGATGACACCTCAGCCTATCGATTGTTCAGCAACGGAAACCCCAATACGCCTGGCTGCCGTCTTCTTGTGATAACCAGAGCAACTCACGGCACGAAGGCTGATGACACGACTAACAGTGCGTGTTGCAGGTGCGATTCCATGCGTTTCTCTTATATATTTTGATTGATTATTACCGCAAGTGATTTTATAGTCAATACCGCCGGTGATTGGATATTATTGCTAACGGTAATAAAATTGACTGATGAAAAAGAAGCCATTGACGCCAGAACAGTTAGACGACGCTAAGCGGCTGAAAGAGCTGTTTAATGCCAAGAAGAAAGCACTGGGTATATCCCAGGAATCGGTTGCGCACGAATTGGGCGTGGGCCAAAGTGCGGTTAACCAATTTCTGAACGGTATAAATCCGCTCAATGTGACCAATGCCGCTGCTTTTGCCAAAGTGCTGAATGAACCTATCAGCAGCTTTAGCCCTTCATTGGCAAAAGAGTTGGCGAAGATGGCGGAAAGTTTGTCTATCTCTACCCGCAGCGGGCTAAATGATAAACCGGCGGGATCGGTTGCCAACAGTTATCCGCTGATCAGTTGGATCAGTGCGGGCAACTGGTATGAAGCAATAGAGCCCTATACCCTGCGCGATATTGAAATTTGGCCGGAGTCGACCAAGAATGCACATGACAATGCATTTTGGTTGAGTGTAAAAGGCGATTCTATGACCTCGCCGTCAGGTATCAGTTTTCCCGAAGGGATGATTATTCTCGTCGATCCGGAAAAAGAACCGATGCCAGGTAATTTTGTTGTCGCCAAACTCACTGATGATAACGAAGCCACATTTAAGAAATTGATCGTCGACGCCGGAGTTAAGTATTTGAAACCATTGAATCCTGCCTACCGATTAATTGAACTCAATGGTAACTGCAAGATACTCGGTGTCGTGGTCGATGCCCGCTGGTTAGAGATAGATTAACCAGATACATCTATTCTGATCATTTTACTGCTTCGGCAAAAAAATCTAAATTGCCTGCATAAACAAGCAGATAAAATCTCAAACAAAAAATAACCGCCAGTGATTAGTTAATAAATCACCTGCGGTTATTTTTAATATAACTAAATTGCTAAAAAAACAGTCAGTTAACCTAATTCCTTGCCCACATAGCTAAAATCCTATTGTCTCACACCCAACATTACTGTATATTAATACAGTATTTTAATTTGAGAAAACTTAGGAAGAAGCGATGCGAGTTGAATTAATTTATGACAAACGGAATGTCGCCGGCCTGACCAATGCGAATGAAATGATTAAGGCGGAGCTAACCAAGCGCGTACACCAGGTCTTTCCTGATGCAGAAGTTAAGGTCAAGCCGATGCAAGCTAACGGCATAAATACCGATGCCAGCAAACAAGAGAAATCGGTACTCAATCGTTTAGTTGAAGAGATGTTTGACGAGGCCGACCAGTGGTTAGTCAGTGAATCATGA